GTGCCGGGCTCGGAGGCGGCAGTCGCGCTGTCGGAATGCAACGTCTACGGCCCGACGTTCGAGCCGGCCGGCGCCCAGCTCGGCGACCCCGACACTGGCCAGGCCGTCGACACGACCGGCGAGGGCGCGACCGATGTCACGCCCGTCGGGCTCGGCGGGGGAGGGGAGTGCTGGCCGTCCGGTTGGGGCGTCTTCAACCCGTTGAACTGGGTGTTGCAGCCGGTCAAGTGCGCACTGGTCTGGGCCTTCATCCCCTCTGCGGGCACGGTGACGGCCGTCCGCACCAGCGTCGGCAGCTCCGTCGGCGACTCCGGCATCGCCGCCTGGCTGACCGGGATCGGCGGCATCTTCGACGGGCTGGATCCGGGCGACGGCTGCGACGGGCCGGAGGTCACCTTCCCGACGTCCCAGATCGCCGCTGCGGCGCCCGACGTCGACATGCACCCCTTCGCTGCCTGCACCGAACCGATGGCCACTGTGGCCTCGATTAGCCGCGCAGTCTCGACCCTCGTCATCGTCGTCGGGGGCGCCTTCGCCTGCCTCAATGCCATTACCGCCGCGTTCGGCTACTCCGACGGCAAAAAGGAGATCACCACATGATCACCGGCGCACTCATGACCGTTCTCGGCGGCATCGTGTCGGCTGTCCTGGGCGTCCTGCCGACGGTGCCGGCGCCGTCATGGCTGTCGGACGCCGACGGCGCCATGGGCACCGTCTTCCAGTTCCTCGGCTCCATGTCCGTCTGGTTCCCCGTCGACCTGGCCCTCACGGTCCTGGCCGCGTATCTGGCGATCCGGATCACCGCGTTCGGCATCAAGCTCGCCCGCATCGTCGCCTCCTTCCTGACCCTGGGCGGAGGTAGCGCCGCATGAAACGCGTCCTGATCTGGGCCGCCGTCGCCCTGGTGGTCCTGCGGCTGCTCGACGCTGGCCTCGTCGGCCAGGTCTTCGGCTTCCTCGCTGGCGCCTGGATTTGCTACCGCGCGTGGCCGGCACTGCTGCGCGACGTCCAGCTCGTTGCCGGCAGACTCCCGCGCCGGCACCGCGGACGCACCCTGTGATCGCCTCCCTGGCCCGCACACTGCTGCGCTGGGCCTTCAACCAACTCCTGCGCAGGAGCATCCGATGATCCTGGCCCGGCCCGCCGGCGTAGCCCGCGCCCGCGACCGCCGCCGCAATGTCCCCATCCAGGCCTACGTCGGCTACAACGGCGACGGCAAGACCCTCACCGCTGTCTGGGACACCCTGCCGACGCTTGAGGAAGGCCGGCCGGTCCTGTCGACGGCGCGATTCCTGGACTACTCCAACCCTCGGCCCTGCGAGGGCTGGCGGAATCGCATCACCGGCTGGACGCAAACCGACGACTGGCTCTACGCGCCGGTCTGGGAACGCGTCGACTGCGACGACGTGGCCCACGGCCGACCCGAACACCGTCAGGCGCACCCACTCTGGGACCGCTGGACGAGCTGGGGCCAACTGCTGGACTGGAAATGCGGCGACGTTGTGGCCGACGAAATCACCGGTATCGCCGACTCCTCTGAATGGGCATCGGTACCGACGTCCGTACTCGTAAAGCTTCCTCAATTGCGACGGCACGAGGTGTCGATCCGCATTACCGCTATCGACTGGATGAACATCACGAACCGACTTCGACAACCCACTCTCGCATTAACGAAATGCAGATCCTCGATGCCAGTCCCGAAATCAGATGCATTCGGAAAAGGCAGAATCTACCGACCGAGAAGGCTCGTTGTGCAAACAACATACGATTCTAAAACGCTCCCAAAAGACTCACAAACCGAAACCAATTACGAAAACGCCCGCGTTTTAGTCAAGAGCCGGCTGTGGGTCCCGGACTGCATCGCCCGCCTGGCGTACGACACCTACGCCCCCGTCGACATCGTCGGCACCGTCACCGAGTCCGGCCGCTGCGCGCACTGCGGAGGACAACGCCGAGCTCCGCAATGCGACTGCCCGGACTACACCTCGACTAGGCCCGCCGGCAGCCGCGCCCGCAGGCGCCCCGGCGCCGAGGACGCGGAGGCCGGCGACCCGGCGAGCACAGGCCGCCACGTCCACCAGGACGAGCGAATCCACCCCGCACCCCGCAACAACCCCGGAACCGCCCTGATCACCACCCTGCAGGCCCCTGGAGCCCGCCGATGACCCCCATTTCGTCCTCCCGGAGCGGCGCCTCGGCGCCGCACCTTGGTACTACACGGACAGAGTTGGCGCCGGGCCAGGGTCAGGACGAGGTTGACGCGGCGCGACGGGCGCGCCGGGCCAGGGCACGGACACTGCGACGTCGCGCCGCGGGAGTGACCGAGTTCCGCCGGCTCGCGTTCTGTGGCCGGTATCGGGCCGAGTTCGTCGCCGACGCGGTCCGCGTCCGCGTCGATGAGGCCGGCACCGCCCGCTACTCCGGCCTGCAGGTCTGCGGCCTGGTCTGGGTCTGCCCGGTCTGCTCAGCGGCGATCCGCGAGGAACGCGCCCGCGAGGTCGAACGGGCTGGCCAGGCGACGCTCGCCGCCGGCGGCGAACTGTTCTTCGTCACGCTGACGCTGCCGCACCGCTGGGACGACGGCCTGGACGAGCTGCTGCGCATCGTCGGCCCGTCCTGGACTGACATCACCCGCTCTCGCGGCTGGCGCGGCCTGAAATTTGAGATCGGCGGCCTGGACTTCGTCCGGGCTGTCGAGGTCACCCACGGCCGCAACGGCTGGCATCCCCACCTGCACGTGCTGCTGATGACCGGCGCCCAGATCACCCGCGCGCAACTGCTGGAACTGCGCTCGGTGATCACCGAGCAATGGGCCGACGCCGTGGTGCGGCGCGGGGGCCGGCGCCCGGGGGAGGGGGTCGGTGTGCGGGTCGATGTGGTGGGCCGGGGTGCGGAGGCGCTGGCGCAGTATCTGCTGAAGGTGCAAGACAAAACTGCGCTGGCCATCGGGCGCGAGATGACCCGCGGCGACGTCAAGAAAGGCCGGCGGGTCGGGTCCCGATCAGCCTTCGAAATCCTCGAGGGCGCTGTCCGGGGCCGCGGTCGGGACAGGGAACTGTGGGCCGAATACGAACGCGCCACCGCCGGCCGGCGTTGCCTGACCTGGTCGCATGGCATCAAGGCCCGCCTCGGCCTGGACGAGTTGACCGACCAGGCCGCCGCCGAGGAAGCGCCCGGCCTCGACGCCGCGGTGCTGAACGACACCGACTGGGACCTGGTCCAGACCTACAAGCGGGACACGAGCCTGCTGGACGCGGTCGAGCTGGCGATAGCGTCAGGCGGCAGGTTTGACCTTGCGGCGTGGCTTCGACCGTTGCGCCGGCGCGCGGAGTTCGACGAGCGCATCGCGGTGCGGCGTCTGGCGCGTGCGGGCCTGCTGGACGGCGGCGGGGGAGTCGAACTGGGCCCGCCAGGCCTCGACCTGGCGCAGGCACAACTGCAGCTCTTCGATGGCGTTGGCGATGCGCAGGCATAGCCGGCGGTCGTTCAACGGGAACGGGTCCGTGGTCATGATCCCACTATCGGCAGCAGTACCGACAGTGATCAACTTCGGGTACGGCTGGGAGGCGGTCAGGGTCGGGCTGGGACGTCGGCCGCTGGTAATGGCAGACAGCCAGCCGCTTGGCTTGCGATGCCCTTATCGCGTAAGGCAAAACTGTACGAGGGAGGCCCAAAACTGCGGACCCCGCGACCCCAACCCCTCGTCGCTGCGCCTTGGACGTATCGGCGGGCGGAGCTGGAAATTCGGCGAGCCATGCCGATTACTGGGGCGTGGAAGCGTTGTTGGCCGCATTGGGGCGTCAGCCGGCGGCGTTCTGGATTGTCGTGTCGCTCGCGTTGGTTCTGGCGGGTGTCAATGCGCACCTGTACCGGAAGGTTCCGCTGTCGCGGCGAGATGCGCGGCGTCGGTTCTCCTCGGCCGAATGGCGGTTCATCGTGGCCCGCGCCGGTGGCCGGTGCGAGCATCACGGTCTGTTTGGTCGCTGCCGGGAGACCTCGGCGCTGCAAGGGGATCACGTGATCCCATGGGCTGCTGGCGGCCGCACGGATTTGAGCAATGGCCAGGCCCTCTGTGCCCGTCACAACCGGGCGAAAGGCGCTCGTGTACCCACACGGCGGCAGCTTCGCAAGATTGGGGATCGGCGTGGCGGGGAGTCGGGGCTGGCTGAATGAGGTTCGTGTGTGTTAGAAACTGCGCACGGCCCCGCATGATCCGTTACAGCGGATCGGGCTGATGACCGATTCCAGGTGGGCTGGACGGCGGATCTGTAGGGAGTGGTACCCATGGCGCGTTTCAATCTCACCGGCCACGTCGTTGGGAAGCGCGAGAAGCCGTATGACATGCGAGCTGACGGCGGAAGCCAGGGCGTCTCGTACCAGGTGAAGGTCCAGGCCGGCGATGACGGTTTCGACGATGCGACCCTGGTGAAGGTTTCCGCCGACCAGTACCCGGCGATCCGGGTAGGCGACGAGGTGTCCTGGCCCGTCGACGTTGTCGCGCGCAACGGCCGGCTCGATGCCAAGCTGCCGTCCGAGCTGGTGATCGACGCATTCGCGCCGCTGCACCAGGCCGTCTGACCTCGCAAATAGTTCGGCCCGGGGCTGTTACAGCAGCGCACCGGGCCTTACCCCCGCAGCGGCCTGTAGGAACCGGCCGCGGTGGCTGCACTCACTGTAGGGAGTTGTGCCGTGGAATACCAAGCCGTTGACATAATGTGCATTATCGGCGGGACACGCCGAAACGTTTGGTTCCAACACGATTGACCTCCTAGAGTCAGCGCCAGCACCCATCCGTCCGGGCCTAGAGCGGACGTCGGATGCGAGGCCCCGGTGTCCTGCGTCAACAGGCCCGGGGCCGACCTATGTTCAGGATGCTGGCGCGGACCCCATCGCTGCGCCGGTGATCGGACCGTCGACGGTCGCCTTCACGTTCGGCGGCAGCTTGACCGGGAACGTCACAACGTCACCGCGGCTGACCGTGTGGTACTGCGCCTCCTGGATCTTCACCCAGAACAGCTGCGCAGGCTCGACATCGGCGTCGAGCACCTGGACCTGAAACGACGTCCCCTTGGGACCGCCGGACTCCGACATGTCGTAGGTGTCCGCCTTCTTCGACGTCACCGTGCCGGTTGCATACAGCGCCATAGCGCCACCTTCCCTAGAGCGGCCCGTCAAGGCCGGAATGGATGCCGGGACCTGCGTCAACAGATCTCGCGGTGTGCACTTAGTACCAGATGATCACGACGGTTCGGAAGCGGCAGGCCCAACATCACCCGGCGTGTCTGTCCGATCTGTCATAACTTGCGGCGCGATCACCTGATGTTGCCCCGTCACCGCCAGATAGGCCGCGTGCCACCGCTCACGCTCGACATGTGCGTTGATCACGTCGTCTCGCAGCCTGTTGTACTGCACGACCAGGTCCTCGTTCGCCTTCACAAGTCGTCTGTTGACAACCCGCCAGCCGCGCGGCTCACAACGCGACACCGCCCAATGCAGCACCCCTGCCGCGACAAAACCCAAGCCGAAGAGCAGCCACATCCCGCCCGAGCTCACGCTGTGCATGCCCGTCAT